CTCTTTTAAAAAACCCCAGTGGTATTTTTCAGACCTTGTCAAGGACTATTTACTATGTTATTATATTATTAAAATCTTTTTATCATTAAATCGTTAAGCCCTGCGCGAAGTATAATGTCCTTTTTAAATATATATTTTTTAAATAATGTATTCTCCTTAATATAATAAGATGATGAGTTGAGTAATAGTCCTTGACAAGGTCTGAAAAGTATAATAAAAGTATTACTAAAATATAGGAGGTGAAGAAGATAGCTAAACAAAAGAAGGTATCAAAAATGAGACCAGCCTTAACTGCTGAGTCAAGAGAGAATCAACTTATATATTTAGCTACTGAGTTGGCTGAAAAACAACTTTTAGAAGGCACTGCTTCATCACAGGTAATAACACATTATTTAAAATTAGGATCTACCAAAGAAAAACTTGAAAAAGAAATTTTGGAAAAACAAAAAGAATTAATAACTGCAAAAACAGAAGCATTACAATCAGCTAAGCAAGTAGAAGAATTATATACTAAAGCAATAGAGGCTATGAAAAATTATAGTGGTAATTTAAATGAAAATTAAAAGTTATAGTGAATTAATACAATTAAAAACATATGATGAGCGTTTGTCTTATCTTATGTTAAATGGAAAAATTGGTGATGACACATTTGGTTTCGATAGATTTTTAAATCAAAAATTTTATAGTTCTTATGAATGGAAAAGAATTAGAAACTTTATAATTGAGAGAGATAATGGATGTAATATGGGTTTAGAGGGTTATCCAATATTTGATAAAATTTTAATACATCATATGAATCCCTTAACTCAAAATGATATTATAAATAGTACAGATTTCTTACTAAATCCAAACTATTTAATATGTGTAGATTTACAAACACACAATATTATACATTATGGATTTGAATGTAAAAAACAAAGTATAGTAATTGAAAGAAAACCAGGTGATACTAAATTATGGTAGGAGGTGATAATAAATAAAATGATATTAAAAGATGTAAAAGAAATGCTTGGAATTGCTAATGAAATAATAGATTTTGATTCAACTTTAATAAATATAATCAATACAGTTATATTTACATTATATCAGATTGATGAAAAAAGTAAAAGTCCTATAGTTATAGATGAAACAAGTGATTGGAGTTTATATAAAGGACAAGATTTAAATAACTTTAAAACTTTAGTTTACCTAAAGACTAGATTAATATTTGATCCTCCAACCAATAGCAGGATATTAGATTCTATAAATAGTATCATTTCAGAATTAGAATGGCGATTTCAAGCAGAAGTAATTTAATAAAAGAAAGGATGAAAATTATGTGGACATATACAAATCCAGATGAGTTATATCATTTTGGAGTACTTGGAATGAGATGGCATATGCGTAGAGCAGCTGCTAAAGGTCAAACATACGAATATAAATCAAGAGGACAAAAAAAATATCAAAAAAAATTTAATATTGCGTCTTACAGAAATGAAGGTAAAACACTTAATCCGAATCAAGAAAAGGCTTTTAATAAAATAAAGGATAAATTAGAAGCATATAAATTAAGAGATAAATCGAGAGTCGATTACGTTAAAACCCAAAACATAGGTATGACTACTTTAAGAAATTTATTAGTTGGACAATTTAATTCTGGTGCTTATAATAAATTTAGAAATGCCGGATATAGTAGATTGAGAGCTACTCTTCATATAGGCCTTAATCCTTTTGCTTATACGTATTCTAGTTATGTAGAAAATAAACATTTTAGAAAACAAGTACAAAATAATAAGAAATAAGGTGATACATATGATTGAAAATAATAACTTATATCATTCAGGTGTATTTGGTATGCGTTGGGGTATTAGAAAAAGTTCTTATAAAACAAATACACCAAAACAAAAAACTTATAAAAATTCAAATAATAAAAAACAAAGAAATAGAACTTTATCCTATAATGATATGAAAAAAGCACTTGACTATAATGATATGTTAAAAAGGTATAATTCTATGCAATTTGCCAAAAGACATAAATATCTTAACACAGGTAAACAAGTCTTAAAAGGTATAGGTTTTGTCATAAACGATACTATTGGAGCTGGTGTTAAAAAATTTGCTAGAGATATGGTATATGCAACTATAGCAAATAATGTCCCTAATATTAATGGAAAAGGTAAAAGATAATGTTATCAAATACTGCTGTACCAAAATATTATGGTGAATTTAGAGATAAAGTTTTAAAAGGCGAAATTGTTGTTAATGAATTAGTATCTATGGAAATGAATAGAATTGATTCTTTGATAGCTAATCCTGGAGTTTTTTATGATGATGGTGTAGTAGAAGGCTTTATTAAATATTGTGAAAATGAATTGACATTAACAGATGGAACAGATTTGAAATTATTAGATATTTTTAAGGTATGGGCCGAACAATTACTGGGATGGTATTATTATATTGACAGAAGTGTATATGTACCTTCCGAAGATGGACATGGTGGTAGATACATACAAGAAAGAGTTAAAAGAAGACTAATTAATAAACAATATCTAATTGTAGCGAGAGGTTCTGCAAAAACTCAATACGAATCATATATACAAAGTTATTTTTTGAATATAGATACAAGTACGACACACCAAATACATACAGCTCCAACTATGAAACAAGCTGAAGAATGTCTATCTCCAATAAGAACAGCCATAACAAGAAGTAAGGGACCTCTATTCAAATTTTTAACAGATGGTTCAATAAATAATACAAAAGGATCTATAGTCAATAAAGTTAAATTAGCATCAACAAAAAAGGGTATAGAAAACTTTTTAACTGGTTCATTACTAGAAATAAGACCTATGAGAATAGATAAGTTACAGGGTTTAAATTCAACAATAAATACTGTCGACGAATGGTTATCAGGTGATATATATGAGGATGTTATTGGTGCCTTAGAACAAGGTGCTTCCAAAAACAATAACAATAATTATGTTATTTTAGCTGTTAGTTCAGAAGGAACAGTTAGAAATGGTCCTGGTGACACTATAAAAATGGAGTTAATGGATATATTAAAAGGTGAATATATTAATCCACATGTTTCTATATGGTGGTACAAATTAGATGATGTATCAGAAGTAAATGATCCATCTACATGGATGAAAGCAAATCCTAATATAGGAAAAACAGTTAGTTATGAAACATATCAATTAGATGTTGAAAGAGCTGAAAAAGCTCCTGCTACAAGAAATGATATATTAGCAAAACGTTTCGGTATTCCTATGGAAGGTTATACATATTATTTTACATATGAAGAAACGCTACCACATAGACCAAGAGAATATTGGCAGTTACCATGTTCACTTGGTATGGATTTATCACAAGGTGATGACTTCTCTGCATTCTCTTTTCTATTTCCATTAAAACATGGAACTTTTGGTTTTATAACTAGAAATTATATATCTGAATATACCTTAATGAAATTACAACCAGCTTTAAGAGTAAAGTATGAGGAATTTATAGAAGAAGGTAGCTTAATAATTATGCCTGGTACAGTATTAGATATGATGGATGTATATGATGACCTAGATAATTTTATAACTTCTAATAATTTTGATATACGTTCAGTTGGATTTGACCCATATAATGCTAAAGAATTTATAGAAAGATGGGCCAAAGAAAATGGACAATTTGGAATTGAAAAAGTTATACAAGGTGCTAGAACAGAATCTGTACCATTAGGTGAAATCAAGAAATTAGCTGAAGATAGAAAGTTAGATTTTAGTCAAAAAATTATAACTTATACAATGGGTAATTGTATAGTTTCAGTTGATTCCAATAACAATAAAAAATTATTAAAAAAAAGACATGATCAGAAAATAGATTCAATATCAGCTTTATTAGATGCCTATGTGGCATATAAAATAAATAAAGAATATTACGAATAGGAAAGGAGGTATATGTGGCATTAAATATAACACAAAGGTTTAAGAATGCATGGAACGTATTCAATAACAAAAATGAAAAAGTTTCATATATTCAAGGTTCATATATAAGACCTGACCGAACGCGTATGTCTGTTTTTAATGAAAGATCTATTGTTACATCTGTATTCAATAGAATAGCTTTAGATGTATCGTCTATTGATATAAAACATTGTAAAACAGATAATAATAATCGATTTAAAGAAGTCGTTGATTCTGGATTAAATAATTGTTTACAACTAGAAGCTAACATCGATCAAACATCAAGAAATTTCTTACAAGATATTGTAATGTCTTTATTTGATGAAGGTTGTGTAGCTGTAGTTCCAGTAGATTTAAAATTTAATCCAAATAATACGGAGTCTTTAGATATATTAAGTATGAGAACTGGTAAGATAATAGAATGGTATCCTAATGAAGTCAAAGTCAATGTGTATAATGAAAATGTTGGAAAAAGAGAAGATGTTATTGTTCCCAAAAAAAGAGTTTGTATAATAGAGAATCCCTTGTATTCTATAATGAACGAACCAAATTCAACTCTACAACGTTTAATAAGAAAATTGGCTCTATTAGATACAGTTGATGAAAAGACTAATTCTGGAAAATTGGATTTAATAGTTCAATTACCATATATTGTTAAATCAGATCTTAGAAAAAATCAAGCCGAAGAAAGGAAAAGAAATATTGAAGAACAACTAGCTAATGGTAAATATGGAATTGCTTATATTGATGGTACTGAAAAGATAACCCAATTAAATAGACCGGTTGAAAACAATTTAATGAAGCAAATAGAATATTTAACGAGTATGCTTTATAGCCAGTTAGGTATAACACAAGCAATATTAGATGGTACAGCCGATAATAAAATAATGGCAAATTATTATTCAAGAACTATCAAACCAATAATATTATCCATAATTGAAGAAATGAATAGAAAATTTCTTACCAAAACAGCTAGAACACAAAATCATAAAATACTATATTTCAGAGATTCTTTCTCATTGGTTCCAGTTGATAGTTTGGCAGACTTAGCTGATAAATTTACAAGAAATGAAATAATGTCATCTAATGAGTTTAGACAAGTATTAGGATTAAAGCCATCAGATGATCCAAAATCAGATATGTTAATAAACAGTAATATGCCTACTCAACAAACAATGGTTGAACAAAATCCAATTCAACCAAATTATAATACTGAAGAAATGGAGGAGGATTATGAATAAACTACAATATGATTTTAGTGGCTGGGCTACAAGAAATGATATATTATGTAGCGACGGTAAAACAATAAAGAAAAATGCTTTCATAGAAAATGATGGAAGTAAAGTTCCTTTAGTATGGAATCATCAACACGATAGCGTAGATGAAGTCTTAGGTCATGCATATTTAGAAAATCGTGATAGTGGTGTCTATGCATATTGCAAATTTAATGATACTGATTCAGGAAAAGCTGCTAAACAGTTAGTTAAAAATGGTGACATTGAAAGTTTATCAATATATGCTAATAAACTAAAAACTAATAATAATAATGTTTTTCATGGATGTATTAGAGAAGTCAGTTTAGTATTAGCTGGTGCTAATCCAGGTGCATATATAGATAATATTGTTATGCATTCAGATGGTTCTATTATTGATGATGAAGCTATTATATATAATAATAGTAAAATCGATGTTGTTGATGATGATAAAAATAATGCTGAAAATGTTATTGAAGACAAACAAGATAATAATCAAGAAGCAAATAAATCTGAAGAGATAAACCATTCTGAAGAAACAAAAAATGAAAAGGAGGACAAAGAAGTGGACAATAAAAAAACTTCTGAAGAAAATGAAACAGTTGATTACCAAAAAATGTTTGATGAATTGACTGATGAACAAAAAGATATGGTAGCTACTTTAATAGGTATGGCCGTTGAACAAGCTGAAGAAAATAATGAAACAGAAGAAAATGATGAAGAAGGGGAAGAAAATATGAAACATAACATATTCGACAACGATACAAATGAAGTATTGCAACATGCTGAATTATTTGGCGAAATAATTAGAGACGCTAAGAAAACAAGTGTTGGATCTTTAAAAGAAAGTTTCTTACAACACGCAGCAATTAATAATATTGATGGTATATCAAAATTATTTCCAGATGCAACTGAATTAAATAAAGTACCAAAGATGATTGAAAGAAATAGAGAATGGGTTGATAAAGTAATGAGTGAAATCAAACATACACCATTTTCAAGAGTAAAAACAACATTTGGTAAAATGACAGAACCAGAAGCTAGAGCTAAAGGATACATCAAAGGTAATGAAAAGACAGATATTAAAATGTCTATATTAAACAGAGTAACAACACCTACAACAGTATATATTAAAAATGAAATTGATAGAGATGATGTTGTTGATATTACAGATTTTGATGTAGTAGCATGGCAAAAAGCTGAAATGAGAAAACAATTAGATAAAGATTTGGCTTTATCAATTTTATTAGGTGATGGAAGAGAATTATCAGATCCTAACAAAATAAATGAACAAAATATCAGACCTATCGTATCTGATGATGATTTGTATACAATCAAATATGAAGTAAAAGATAATCAAGATTTCAAATCTACAAAAGAAAATGATAGTTTAGAAAAAGGAATTATCAGAGCAGCTATTAAAGCTAGAAAGAATTACAAAGGTAGTGGTAGACCAACATTATTTACTACAGAAGATATGTTAACAAAATTGTTATTAATCGAAGATACAAATGGTAGATTAATTTATGAGGATGTTGACAAATTAGCAAGAACATTAAGAGTTGAATCAATTGTTACTATTCCAGAAATGGAAGGCGAAAAATATAAAGATATTTATGGTGTAATCGTAAACTTAGCAGACTATACAATGGGTGCTGATAAAGGTGGATCTATAAATATGTTTGATGACTTCGATATTGACTTCAACCAATTAAAATACTTAATTGAAACAAGAGCATCAGGTGCATTAACAGTTCCTCATTCAGCAATTGTTTTAAAGAAAGCTGCTGTATAGTAACGGAGGTTATTAATGAATAAATATTGTGACTTCATAGGGTTTATTGAAACAAAAGAAGTGGAACCAGGATATTATGAAGATGGTCATATAACTGAAAAGAAATATTATGGTGATATAATAAGAAATTATGTTAATAGGAATAATTCTGATACAGTAAATTCTAAATTAACATTAAATAATTCAATCAGTATAATATCTGATCCATACATAAACAATAATATAGAGAAGATAGCATATGTTAAATTTATGAATAATAAATGGCAAGTGAATTCGATTGAAGTACAATATCCAAGATTGATATTAACATTAGGAGGTTTGTATAATTAAATTATGACAAGGTTAGAATTACATAAAATATTCCAACAAATATTTGAAAATAATAATATATATTATCAACCTCCTGAAAATATTAAAATCGAATATCCAGCGTTGATATATACTAAAGATAATATAAATATCAAATATGCTAATAATCGTTCATATATAATGAAAGATAGATATATGATAACAATAATAGACAAAAGACCTGATAATCAGGCAATAAAAAAAATATTAAATTTAGAAAATACATCATATAATCGTCATTATGTTTCAAATGGTTTGAATCATGATGTTTTGACTATATATGCATAATAAAAGGAGGAAAATATGCCTAAGAAATTAGAATGGGATAAAGTTGGAGAAAGACTTTACGAGACAGGTGTAAGTAATGCTGCTCTATTTGTATACAACAGTGGAGCATATCAAAAAGGAGTTGCATGGAATGGTTTAACATCAGTTTCTGAATCACCAACAGGTGCAGAAACAACACCATTATATGCTAATAACACAACATATGTTAATTTATTATCAAGAGAAGATTATGCTGCTACTATAGAAGCTTATACTTATCCTGAAGAATTTTCAAAGTGTAATGGTGAAACTGAATTAGCTAAAGGTGTTACAGTTGGACAACAAAAGAGATTGTCTTTTGGACTAGTTTACAAAACTAAAGTTGGTTCAGACACAGATCCAGATGCAGGATACAAAATTCATTTAATTTATGGTGCAATTGCTTCACCATCACAAAAACAATACTCAACAGTTAATGATAGTCCATCAGCAGTTACATTCTCATGGTCATTAAAAGCTACACCAGTAGAAGTACCAGGAATGAAACCTACTGCAACTATTGTAATTGATTCAACAAAAGCTGATAAAACAAAATTAGAAGCTTTCGAAAAGATCGTTTATGGTAGTGACACAGCAGATGCTAAGATGCCAACACCAGCAGAAGTTGCTGCTGCATTTGCATAAACTATATTAATAATGTGGAGGATATCTTTTTCAGATGTCCTCTTCTTTTTATAAAAATAAAATAATAAAAAATAAAGGAGAATAAAAAATGTTAGTAAAAAATATTAAATAT